GTTGGAGAAATCTATGATAAGAATTATATAGCTCGTCTAACACGCCTAGAGGCTCTTAAACAGCAGATATATTGGCAGGTACAAGAGATAGCTCCGAAAGAGATAGCCATTACAGAGGAGAACTACAAAAGGGTTATTAAACAAGCTTATCAAGTCTCAAGTAAAGATATAAGAGAATATTTAGTAGAGTTTGAAGGGTATAGGACAGGAGATTTTGGTGCTTTTGCTACTTTAGATGACAGTTCAATGTACCAGATACTCCGACAGAACTGGCAAGGTGGGAGTTATTACTCAAGGACTTGGACTAATAATGCAATGTTGAATAATAAAATACAGGAAATATTACCAAGGGTCGTTGGTGGTGGATTACTTTCAGGAATATCAGAAGAGAAAATGCAAAGACAGATAAGGGAGTTTTTTGATGTTAGTAAATATTATGCTACCAGATTAATAAGAACAGAAACAAATTATTTTCTTAATCAAGCAGAATTACAAAGTTATGAAGATGAAGGGATAGAGTATTATGAGTATATTTCAATTATGGACAACCGTACTTCAGATATTTGTGAGAGGTTGAATGGAGAGGTGTTTAAAGTAGAAGATGCTCAAGTAGGACTTAACTACCCACCGATGCATCCGAACTCTTATCATAAAGACACAGAGGTTTACACGGAGAGGGGTTTTGTTTTAGTTAAGGATGTGAAGTTAGGCGAGAAGGTTTTATCTCTTAATCCAGAAACTAGAGATTTAGAATGGACGAAGGTTGTAAAAACATATAAGCATAAAGAACCTAAACTGTACTCCTATCAGTCTAGAAACTTGGATTTGGTAGTTACGCCAGACCACGATTTATTAATACAAAAAAGATGGAACAAAAGAACAGGAGGCAGGAGGTTAGAGATGGTAAAGGCAAAAGACTTGCCACCAGAAGCATCATTTTATCGTTCTAGTAAGTGGAAGGGAAGTGTTGGAGAAATAGAAACATACGGAATGCCTTTAGGGATATTTTGTCAGTTTATGGGTTGGTATTTAGCAGAGGGAAGTGTTGCAACCAACAGAGGGGACATAAAAATATCTCAAGAGAAGCCAAAAACAACGAGAATGATAAATGAAATGTTGGGTCTTTCTGGTTTGGACTTTACGCAAATAAAAGGGGGTTTTCTGATAAGGAGTAAGGAGTTGAGGGAGTATTTAGGAAAATTTGGGAAATGTTTTGAGAAGTATGTTCCAGAAGAGATAAAGCAACTGCCACCAGAGTATATAAGGATGTTTTTAGATGCTTACAATTTGGGAGATGGAAGTATAAGAAATAATAATTGGAAAGGGGGAAACTTTAGTCCAGAGAGGTCTTACTTTACAACCTCTAAAAGAATGGCAGACGATTTGGGGGAATTATTAATCAAGGTTGGCAAGAGACCCTCTTACTTTTTAAGAAAAGATAAGGGTAAACAGGTTAAGCATAAAAATGGTATTTATACAGGGAATTGGGACTTGTGGATAATTAGGGAGTGCAATTCTCAATTTGCGAGTGTGTTTGAAAGAAAGGTTGTGGATTACAATGATTATGTTTATTGTGTTGAGTTAGAAAAGAACCATACTTTGTATGTCAGGAAAAACGGAAAGTGTGTTTGGAGTGGTAACTGCAGAAGCGATACCATATTGATTTGGAAAGAAGAGTCTAAAAAGAGAAAGGTATGGGAAAAAGAAGAGTGGGAGGAGCATATTAAAGAGGAAGATGAAAGAGAGGAGGGTAGTGATATGTTAAAGGAAATTTATGAGCGACAAATGGAAGGACTAGAAAGCGAAGGTTGGAAGAGGAGATAGTTGTGTTTAATAGGAAAAGTATGCTACTATGTAGTAGTAAAACCTGACGAGGGTAAACGGTTAAATTTAGTGCTGTTAAAATGGCAGACAAAAAAAAGAAGACTCCAGATGTAGATACTCCAGATACATCTAAAAAGGAGGAGAAGAAGGAGGAAACAACCTTTACTCAAGAGAAGGTAGATAAAATAGTATCTGACCGACTTGAGAGAGAACAAGAGAAATGGCAGTCAAAAATAAAAGAGGAAGTTGCAAAGGCTAGGAAAGAAGCCGAGGAACTTGCTAAACTGTCAAACGAGGAAAGGGAACAAGAGATAACAAAACAACACCGAAAGGAGTTGGAGGAGAAAGAAAGAGCTTTAGCTACTAGGGAGAATAGACTTGAGGCTATAGATATGTTTTCTGAAGCCAAAGTGCCTATTCATTTAGTTGACTATGTAGTTGATACTGACAAGAAAGTTACTGTTGAGAAAGCCGAGAGGTTTTTAGAGAGTTACCAAGAGTCAGTTCAAAACACAGTTACTGAAAAGTTAAAGGGTACTGCTCCGAAAGATGTTAATAAAAGTTCCGATTCTTCTAAATCTAAAGAGGTTGTTACAAAATTTTAGATTTAAGTTTAACAATATAAGGAAATGGCAAAACAAGATGCATTAAACATTTTCTTGTCTGACGGAGGAACAGAAACAAAGTTAAGGGAAACCTATGCTGAAGTCATTGATATGCTTCAAAAAGAAGCAATCTCCACTAGAATAAAAAACCAAGACCTTTCTGGAGACCCAGAAGCAGGTTCTGTTGAAGTTAGTAGGTTAATGACCTCTTCTTCAGAGGACTATGGTACTGCAAGAACAGCGGGTAAGGGAGATGCTGTCAAAGACAATCTAGTAACAGTATTACTAAACACAGACAAAGAAATTGTAGAAGAAATAGAGAGAAAAGACTACCTATTATCACCTATTGGGGACATAATTGGTAAAAGAGCAAGAAATCATATCAAAACTCTTATTAGAGAATTAGATACAGCTTTCTTTGCAGAAGCAGTAGCCGAAGGTTCAGAGGTAACTTTAACTGGTACTGATATAGAAGACCAGATAGAGGAATTGATACTTGAAGTTGAAACTACATCCAACGATAATGTAGATGGAGTAGATAGAGATATGATAGTATTATCCTTGAAACCAGAGAAATTTGCAGATTTAAGGAAGCATGTTGACACATTACCAAACCCATACGAGGGTGGAGTAGATGCCAACTACTTCCACGGAGTAAGAGTATTTTCTAACCACAGACAGACAGTTGACGCTATTTGTATGGTAGAGGGAGCAATCGCTCAACCAGTAATAGCACAACCTTATGCTATGGACAGAATACCTCTTTCAACTGCATTGGCAGTAGAATTGTTCTATAGTTATGGAACAGAGGCAGTCATGCCAGACCTAATCCAATATGCTGATTTAGATAGTGCTAGTGCTTAATCACTAGATAACTAATTTTAGTATCAGTATGAAATGGATGACATAATCGATTCCAACTCCAATACAGACTCCTGCGATCATTATGGTAGCAAAGTCTAGGGGAATTCCTGCCAGGCCCAGAAAGCTGTAGATCACATAAAGGGTAAATCCTATAGGAAAGATGGAAATAAGCCCCCATTTGAAAGACCGACTCATGATCATAATAAGAATGAATGTGATCACTAGAGCCAGGATGAGAGACTGTATCTGGGATGTATAAAGGAAATGATCCAGTCGGGTCATAAATATGGGATGGCCGCTTTGTTCGATTCTGGAGATTTGGACAGGATTTCCCTCAAAAGGAGCCATCCTTTGAGGAAGGATAACCATCTCATCTGCGATTTCATAGAAGAGGCCCTTTAGTTTTTTAGTATAATCTTTGTTATTTTCCGGGCTGATATCAATGAGGGGAGACAGCTCTTTAAACGCTCTATCCGAAAAAGCAGACCTGATGGATTCGGTCACTCTAAATGACAGAGTCAAAGCAACATCAAAAGCGATTTCTTCGTCATATTCTTCCTCTGGGATCACCTGCTCTAAGATGTTTTTGAAATCCTGCGGAGAAGTTTTTGATTCTGAGAGAGAGGAAATACATTCTTGGGTCAGAGTCTTTTTAACAGAATCAGATATGATAAAGTCAAAAAATTCAGAATAAATAGTGGTTTTAAACTCTGAAGAAGCTCTCATCTTCACATCATTGTCTTCAGGCTCTGGAAAGTCCTGAATAAGAGAATGTAACTTAGGAAGAGCCGATTCTTTTTTAAACGAAGTTTTCATTAAATTACAACTCTA